AATTATAAGTCGCTGCTCCGCTAGTGCCTGTTGTTGTTAAACTAATGGCTGCTCTTGCTAAAGCATCGGTATATTGAGTAATCGTTGATGTTATTACCCCTGTTGTGTTGTTATAACTTATTCCTGTACCTGCTGATAAACTAGCTAAAGTAATGAAGTTTGCTCCGTTAGTTAATTGACTTGTGTTTGTAGGTATCGTAATAACCCCTGTTGTAGAGTTGTAAGCACCACTACCTGCCGTAAAACTTAAAGCACCTCTTGCTCTTGCGTTAGTAAAGTATAAATTCGTTCCTTCTGCTATGTTAGTTGTAGAACCTGCCACCGATGTCCACAATCCTGTTGAAGTAACATATTGTAAAATATCTCCATTATTAGGACTTTGAGCAGATACGTTATGCAATTCATCCATTTCATAACCATTCTGAATCTTAACCTCAACCACCCCTTGAGTAGGATGGCTTCTAACAACTATACCTACATAGACTAAATGTGCAGGAGCATATTGTTTAGTTGATGTCCAAGCACCTGCCGTAGTAGAACTTAAATATAATTGAGTTCCTGCTGCATAGGCTTGTGTGTCTATATTAGATAACAAACCAATTACAACAACATATCCGTTATTGTTATTAGTGATGTCCGTTTGAACAACACCATAAGTTTGAGCAGATGTAGCATCCGATGTAGCTAAAGCCTTTGTTATGGTTGGTAGGTTTCCGTGTCCTCCGTTGATATAAACCACAGTTCCCTTTGTTAAGGTTGCTCCTGATTCGTTATAAACTTCCGTAACCAAGTTTTGAGCCTGACTAATAATTGAAGGAAAAGTTTGTAAACTACCTGTACCATCTATATATTGTGCTGAAGTTCCTGCACCTGTTACATTTATGCTTCCATTAGCCGTTAGAGGCGAATTAGCGACACTAAATGCACTCGGCATAGATAAACCTATACTTGTAATTAAAGTTGGAAATGTGGTCAAATTTCCAGCACCATTCACATATTGACCTGAAGTACCTGCAAAAGCAAAAGCTAAAGTTCCTGCCGTTGTTATAGGCGAACCTGTTAAGCCAATGGCATTTCCTGTAATAGAAGCAGCTACACTTGTAACTGTACCATTTTGTCCATTAGATTTCTGCCAAGTTCCACTTCCGTATAACACCCAATCCCCTACTGCAAAAGTAACAGGACCAGCACCAAAGTTCACAGTTCCAGCAACATTACAAATGTACATATCCCCAGCATCGCCCACACCATTCGTTAAAGTCGGAGTATTCGTAGCAGCATTCCAAGTACCTAAATAAGTTACTACCGATGAAGGTAATTGAGATACAGGCACTTTACCACCACTATCTAGGGTTGCTACCCCATTGGCAGCACCTAAAGGAACTGAACCTACAACACCACTCGTTCCTGTTAAAACCCCATTTAAACTTTTGACTTTGGTATCCCCAGTTATCTGTAATTGATTTGCCATCTATATAAAGTTAATATTATGAAAAAGTAGCTCTTACGAACTCATCAGCCTCAAGTGCTCTTGCAAAGGTAAGCACTCCTGTTAAAGAATTAAAGGTTACATCTTCCCCTGTTGGTGCACCTGAAGTATTAATAGTTCTAACCTCAATACCACCCCTTGTAAGGGATATTAAAGCTTTACCAATACCACCCACAAATGTGATAGTGTATTCTCCTCCTGAAGCAATAAATGGAGCTGAAGTAACACCTGAAGTAGATACCGCAGTACCACCATCGATAACTTGAGTTCCACTTATGCTATAAGCACCAGTTCCTTGCAAAGACAAAGAATAAGTAGAAGCTCCCTCTACAGGAGCACTTAAACTTAAGGAAGTAATATTAGTGGTTCCACTTATTACGCTATAGCCATAAGTTCCTGATCCATCAGCGTTGTCGTTGTTAATAGAAAATCTGATTGCTACGCTACTTCTATTTAATTGCTTTTGCATTAAAGCTAAATAAGAATATCCGCTTAAAGCTATAAATCCATCACAACTTACAGTCCATGATTGTACATCATTTTTAAACTCTTTAAACCATGCTGAAGATTGTGAGGTAACTTCTACTTGTTCGGTAGAAGCCTCGAAAGAACAGCTTGTAGATGCTCCCATTGGAGTTCCTAGGGCTATAGAAGTTGTTGTTTTAGCTACGTTGGAGCCTTGAGTATTAAACGTAATTTGATTGGTTGTAGTGCCTGTATAAATCACTTTAATGACCAATCTATCTGTTGCTGATATGGTAGTGTTTGTGACCGCCATAGTCGTTGTATATAAAGTAGTAGCCGTAGAAGTTAAAGTTGTTTCGTTAGAAGTAAACAATAAAGTCAAAGTAGTACCACTATACTTATAAAGCTCGTATTTAATCTTAGCCCCTGTATATGATGTTGCTATAGAAGCATAAGCCGAAAAGCTCCATGTTCCTGTAGGAATGGTTGTTACTCCTGGATCATTAGCATCAGTAATAAAAGATACAATAGTTCCTGCTCCTGTTTTAGTAAAGTCAGTCGCTGCTCCACTCACTTGAGTTCTGCTCATTTGCTTACAAGCAACACCATCAAAAGTACCTTGTGAAGTACCCCCATTAAAGTAATAGATAGCATTACTATCGTATTCGTATAAGACTATGTTTGTTCCATTAATGACCGATGCCATATTCTATATTTTTATATTTGTTATCCGTATGCTTCTAAAATTGTTCCTGCTCCGCTTATCTTAAATGCCTTATATGCGGTATCGGTTGTCATAACTTTCCACCACAAATTTGCACCATTAAATGTAGTAATTAAATCTGAGTTTTGATAGTAAACGTCTCCAATGTCAGGAACCGCACTATCTACAGTATAAATCACAAAGCTAGTTAAAAGTGCTGCATAAGCTGCTTCTTTGGTCATATAAGCCGTTGACCTGTAATGACCATAACCAGTAACTACAGGATACAATGGATTACTATCGTAAATTGTACTCATTGTAGTTTCTACATTATTAGGGTTAATTTCTAATAACGTTGCAGATATGATGTCATTTGGTAAATCAATATTTGAATTACCTATAATATATTTTTTATCAGTAACACTAATTTGAGCAGGATCGGTGTCGGTAGCCATTAAAGGCATAGCTCCACTAAATCTACCTTCAAGTGTTTCCATTCCCATAAACGAAGCATCTAAGTTTATAATGTTTTTATTTAAACAGTTTGAATATTGTTTAACCACTAATTCACTTAAACTTCTGTATATATCCGATGGGTACTCTTGTCTGTACCAATTCTTTAATGTATTCTTATTTACATCACTTAAAAAACCTCTATAGTTAAATTTACCATCTTTAACATCATTAAAACCTAATGGTAAATCAATTTCTAATACATATTCGTCTGTATTGTTGATATAGCTTTCTGTAACTAAACTTTTAAAATTAGAGTTTAATTGCACATTAAAATTACTTATATCAGCCGATGCCATAGTCGATTTCCAATATGGAGCAGCCCCATCACATAAAATAATCTCTATATCTAAGTTTCCTGACACAGGGCAAATAGCTGTTTCTACGTTTACGTTTGATGCAGGATCAGCTCCGTTAAAAGCTTCAAAATAATAATGGTCACCACTATTAACCGCAACCTCCCATTTTTTACCACTATTTAAAAAATAAGAAGAACCTGAAGTTGGATTTACCTGAATCTTTAATAAAAACAAAGCGTCTGGTCCACTTGCAGGAGTTCCTAAACCAACAAGGTCAAAAGAAACGGTTACAGTATCATTAAGGTTTATTTCAGGCAAGTTGGTAGGTGAAATAGAAACGTAATACGGAGATGTGGTATATGAATAATCTAGTATATATGAATTATACTTTCTGTCAGGATATGGTTTAACAAAAATAGTTCCGCCATTTCTAACCTCATCCCATCCAAACGCATTACTTTCGGTTGGAGAAACATAATCATATATCTTTAAATCCCAGTTTGTGGCATAGTTGCTAGGGTGTTCAATAGTCTTAGAAAACTTTATTTTATTGTAACCTTTTTTAATTAACTTAAATTGTCCATTTCCAACAAAATATAATCCACTTGTATTTCCTGTAAATCCTTCTATAGTTCCTTTAATATCATATACATCATTACCGCTTATAGTTCCATCACTATTGTATATTGTTGCATAATATGATTCCTGAGCAAATTGAGTTAATGATAAAATATGCCAATCTCCATTAGCCTGAAATAATCTAGCTCCAAACCCTTTTACTATTAATTTTAAAATTTCAAGACAACTTAATGTTTCCTGATTATCATTAATAATTGTAGCATAATTAAGGTATGATTGGTTTAATGGATCTGCATCTAAATCATCATCTCTATTGTCCATATTTTCAGAATAAAAACTTATTCCTGTTACAATATCATATTCAAATGGATACCCTAATTTTAGTAAACAATCTTTTATATATACAATACACTTTTGAACTTCAGTTAAATAAATATCATTAGGAAGGGTATATTTGATTCTTTCAAGCATTCCTAATCCATCTACTGCGTTAAATGATAATTCTTTCCTTCCTGTTGAAAACGAGAATTGAACATCATCACTTAAAGCCCATCCCTGAAAATCTATAATTCCTCCTGATATTACTTTAACAAAATACTTTCTATCGTTAAGTGTTGTAAAATTTGGCATATTAGCCACATCATCGGTTACATCTATTGTTATACCTAATTGACTAACATATATAGGTTCAAAAACATCATCACTACTTGGTATATATTCCAATTTTAAGCCTACTGCTTGATATTCTATTACAGCCCCTTCGTAATCTTTTTCGTATAAATAAACTACGCTATTTACATCGCTTTTACTAGCTGTGGTGATTATGTACTTTATTTCGTATGCCATTACCCTCTTCTAATGTTTAATGATTTATTAGACCTTTGCATAGCCAAAACTAAATCTTGACCTCTAAGAACAAATTGTCCATTTCCACCACCACCTATCATTTCTTTTAATTTGTCTAAAGGAGCTATTACTTCAGGATTATTTTGTGCACCTGGATACTCTCCCATAAGCCCCATTGTTGGACCTGATACTATACCACCATCAGCAAATTTAGTTGGGCTTACCACTTCTTTATTAGCTGTGTTTTTAATAATAGTACCTAAGGCTACGGCTGCGACACCTGCTGCAATAGCTACTAGCGGATCAGGAGATGCAAAAGCAATTTCTAACATAGTACCATAAGATATAAGCATTTTACCTATACCTATTAAAGCCTCTGCTAACATTTTTTCAAAAGCATTTATACCTTGTATCGCATCACCTGTTACTAAATTACCAATATGTTCTCCTAACATAGTAAAAGCGTCTGCCAATAAACCTGAAATAGAATTGCTTATATTTCTAGCAGTAGCATCCCAAGCCGAACCGAGACCTTCTAATTTGTTTTTTAGATTTTCTATTTCAGCATCATATCCTGTAGTTGGTAATCCAGCATCAATTAATTCTTGCTTTTTCTTTTGAACTTCCTCAATAGCATTTTTATATAGCTTTATTTGAGCATTTACGTTGTTTTTTACAAGTTTAACTTGAACAGCTAACTTATCATTAATGTTTTTAATATCAGCTTTATTGATATCTTCATTAATCTTTAATATTGATTTAGCTATTAATTCCCTTCCCTTTTGTTGCATTTCTGCAATCTTTTCATTTTCCTTTCCCTCTTCTTCACCTAACTTATGCTGAATAGCTAATATTTTATCTGCTGCAGATTGAGCTGAATTTATCCTTAGTTGTTCGTATGTTTTATGAATGTTTTGTATATCAGTAGCACTTTTTTCATCTATTTGTGCTTGTTTTACCGCTAAATCTTCTTCCCTTTTTAAAATCTCTTGTTCATAAGCAGCATACATTATAACATCATCTTTATAATATTGTTGCTTTGCTCTTAATAAATTTATTGTGCTATCTTCTAATTTTTTTGTACTTTTTTTGCCATCATCTTGAGCAGAGCTTAACCTTGACATGGCATTAACATTATCATCTAATATCTTAGAATAATATTTATTTTCATCAGATAATTGTGTTTGCTCTTCTCTTAAATCTTTAGTTTGATTAAATATTTTAGCTTGATATAACAAGTAAGCACTTGTTGTTCTATTGCCTTGAAATCTTCTAGGCTCAGGTCCAGCATCAGCTATAATTTTATTTATTTTATATTCATTTTCTAATGATTTAGCGGTAATATCTACAATCATTTTTTCAGCAGCTTTAGCCTTTGCGTACATGGCTATAGTTTTGCTTAAATCTATATATCCTTCTTTAGCTTTGCCTAATGCAATTTCTTCTTCAGAATATTTACCTAATAACCCTGGGTACTCTTTTTTTAGTTCTTTAGCAGCTTCTAGTCTATCAGACATACTTCTAGTAGAATCAGTAGATACTCTGTATAATGATTCTAATTTAGTTGTCTCTTCTGCTAAAGTAGAAGCAAAAGATTTAGAATAATTTTCAGCCGTTTTTGTACTATTGCCAAATTTAATAAGTCCATTATCTACTGCTGTAAAAAAAGCTATTACGGCAGAACCTAATAAATAAATAGGACCAGCAACACCTGCAATACCCCCTAAAACTGCAGGAAGGTTATTTTGAATACCCCTAAATCCATAAGGTAAATCCTGTATAATTAAAGCAAAATTAGTCCATTGTTGATTTGATTTTTTGATGGTATTTCCTGATTCGTTCATTTTTTTACCAACTTGATCTAACCCATCACCTAATTGTTTAACGCTTTTTTTAGTAAAATCTAAATCTACTCCAATGCCTTTTAAATATTGAGAAAACTTTTTAGCTGATGCAGGAACGTTACCTAAATCAAAATCAAATTCTATTTTAATCATTTGATTATCTGCCATAATCTACGGATTTATAATTTTATACTTTTTAATAACCTCGTCTAGCTCTTCTTTTGTCATTACCCTTTGTTTCACAAAGTTACGATTATCACAATCTAATTCAAGTAGCTCTTTGGGTTTAATCTTTTTGCCTTTAGGAAGTTGAATATTAACTAAAATAGTTGTTTGCCATCTTATTTTTAGCCAATCTTGTTCTTCTTTATGTCTATATCCGTACCACACAAAATCTAACTCAGCCATGGTCATATCCCAAAACAAATGGGGAAGTATTTGACACTCCCCCATTGTATATCTTTCTATATCAATCCACTCTAATTTTTTTTTACTCCATCCTTTGTTGATTTTTTGGAAGGCTTTTCATCTAATCCGCTATTTAAACTTTCTCCAAGTGCTGCCATAACATCTTGAAATTGTTTGCCACTCATTCCACCCATATCATCTATCCAATCGCATACTGTCATATCTGTAAAGTCAGGAGTAATTCCTTCTTTATATAACGGATATTCAGCAGCAGCTCTTAAAAGATTAACTATAGCATCAAGAGATGTTTGTCCACTTAAAGCCTCTCCTATATCAGAAGGTCCGATTCCTTGTAACTGACAGAATCTTTTAAGACTCCAAGTGCAGAAACGTAGTGGTATCTTCTTTCCATCGGAAAGAGTTAATTCAAAATGTCCTCTCATATAATTGGTTTTGGTTTGGTTTTATTAGGAGTTAGTTCCGATTGTTAACGGACCAGTTCCTTTGAAAGAAACTGAGTAAGTAACTGGATTCTCCATATCTGCAGTCATGTCTACGCTTTCGATAAACGCTGAACCTGAATAGATAGTATCTCCTGATACTGGAGTAACCCCACCAACTGTAGAGTTGTCTACTGTTGTAAATTTAACTGTTACAGCAGCTCTTGTGATTGCTAAGTTGTTTAATTCAGTTGTGCTAATGTAAGTAGCAACTGAACCAGGTACTACTGTAGCTAATCCGTCAGTTGTTAAAGACCATGACCTTTGTCCACCAATCTCATCAGCCCATCCTAAACTTTGTTTAGTAGAAGCATCAGGAGTATCGATAGCTAAACTTAAAGAACAAGAGGTAGCATATCCTATTACTTCTGTTCCAATTAGAACTACTAATGAAGTTCCGTTAAATACACTTGTTGTTGCCATTTTATTTTTATTTTTCTTTTATGTTAATTGATTCACGAAATGATCTACTGTTATAACCCTTCTAAACACATAAGCTTCATTTACATAGTCAAAGGTAGCAATATTACTTGCAATCTTACAAGTAACTACTTTAAAGTTAGGTGCTGTATTTGGATAATCAGGAGGTCTTACTCCTATGATTCCCAACAATTCATTGGCATAATCATCTACCGTTTTTTGTCCTACTTCCCCTGCTTTAAAGGTTCTATAAACTATGTCAAATTGGATGCTAACATCAAAGCTAAAAGTTTGCTTATTGCTATTATCCACTTGTGTTTGGCTACTAATAATCAAATAAGGAGGCTCTACTGTGTCAGGTGCTATGGTAT